AGTTTTTTGTGAATGATTCGGCTCATGTTCAACTGTCCCGTGGGGTAATACACCTCTGGGTTAAGTGCGAACGAGTATGTATAGAATTCATACGCTGGATCCGGACATCCAGTATGATAGCGAAGTGCTTGTTGATACGCGAGGTACTGACCGCTATGATCGAATACTGTCGCACCGTTACATTGAAAGTCTATGTTCTTAATCGTTCGGTAATCTGATCGTTTCGTATTCGTGGATGAACCTATGGTAAATCCTTTCAAAACACTCGAAAATGACTGATCCGATGATGAAGTGTTAAGTAGGCGGTCAGTATGAGTAGTTTCATTGATGGGAGAAAATTCGTACACTCGAACGTGACTAGAACTACCGTTCGATGGGCCCCCAGTAGCGACCCTCGATCCGTCTGCAGATAGCGATACTGAGAAACCGGTCCGGTCACCACTGTATTTAACTATATACATATCTTGTCCAGACGAAACAGATAAATCGAGGCCATTACCTAAGGAAACTGCAGTTGTAGATCTATAGTATCCGGTCACGTATACACTCCCCCCCGAATCGACTGCTATACCATTCCCTACATCATTTAACGTTCCTGGTATTGTTTTATACCACTGTGCAGTTCCTGATGTATCGTATTTAACTATAAATGCATCGTTTCCTCCAGACGAAACAGGTAAATTGAGGCCATTACCTAAGGAAACTGCAATTGTAGATCTATAGTATCCGGTCACGTATATATTCCCATTCGGATCGACTGCTATACCATTCCCTACATCATTTGACGTTCCTGGTATTGTTTTATACCACTGTGCAGTTCCAGATGTATCGTATTTAACTATAAATGCATCGTATGCAGACGTAACAGGTAACGAGAGACTATTACCTAAGGAAACTGTAGAGGTGGAATTGTAATATCCGGTCACGTATATATTCCCATTCGGATCGACCGCTATAGCATTTGCTTCATCAAACGACGTTCCTCGTATTGTTTGATACCACTGTGCAGTTCCAGATGTATTGTATTTAACTATAAATGCATCGATATATGAAGACGTAATAGGTAAATTGAGGCCATTACCCAAAGAAACTGCAGTTGTAGAATTATAGTATCCGGTCACGTATACATTCCCCCCCGAATCTACCGCCATATCACGTGCTGCATCAGTCGACGTTCCTGGTATTGTTTTATACCACTGTGCAGTTCCAGATGAATTGTATTTAACTATAAATACATCACTTCTAGACGTAATAGGTAAATCGAGCCCATTACCCAAGGAAACTGCAGTTGTAGAAGTATAGTATCCGGTCACGTATACATTCCCCCCCGAATCGACCGCTATAGCACTTGCTTCATCAGCTCCCGTTCCTGATATTGTTTTATACCAGGTAGGAACTACACTATTACCCAATTCACCGTCTATGTCATCTCCCATCTGGACCCACGCACTCCCGGACCAGTTATACACTCGGACGTGACCAGAACTACCGTTCGATGGGGCTCCAACCGCAACCCTCGACCCATCTGAAGACAATGATACTGAGTAACCCATCTGTTCTTCTGCAATTTCACCGTCTATGTCATCACCCACCTGTGTCCACACGGATCCAATCAAGTCAAACACTCGGACGTGACCAGTACCCAAAATCCCACCACCTCTATTGTTTCTCGGGGATCCAATAGCGACCCTCGAACCATCTGAAGATAGGGATACTGATATAATACTCGTTGCAGTGTCATCACTGACAAGAGCTTCATGGTTTATGTGATTACCCACCTGTGTCCACACGGATCCAATCAAATCAAACACTTGGACGCCTCCATAATTGTATCTCGGGGATCCAATAGCGATCCTCGAACCATCCGAAGATAAGGATATTGACCAACCTGATTTAGCCCCCGAAATGGGGAAGTAACCGTATATGGCACCACCCACCTGTGTCCACGAGGATCCAATCAAGTCATACACCTTAACTTGTCCATTGAAGGGCAGAGACACGTCGGTCGGGTGGCTGGCCTCTGGGTCTCCAATCGCAACCCTCGATCCGTCTGCGGACAATGATACTGAGAAACCCGATTGGAGCTGAGCTCCAGGGATAGTGTAGCCGGTGCCGACTATGGTAGCACCCACCTGCGTCCATGAGGATCCAATCAAGTCATACACTTGAACGTGACCGACAGAACCACTTGAGGCATATGGGGCTCCGATAGCGACCCTCGTTCCGTCCGCAGACATTGATACTGAATGACCAAACCGGTCACCCGCAGCTTCACCGTCTATGTCATTACCCACCTGTGTCCACGAGGATCCAAACAATTCATACACTTGAACGCGTCCAGAACCGGTACCGTTCACTCCATCGGCATATGGGGTTCCAATAGCGACCCTCGTTCCGTCTGCAGACATTGACATTGACCGACCAAACTTGTCACTCGGAAGTATCCCATCCCAAGCACTTCCAGACACTATGGCAGTACCTAATAGGTCCAAGGATTCTCCAATTACTGTATTTACGGAATAATTGTTTCCAGTCTCTTCCTTCGCGAGGAACATGAGTTCTTTCACCGGGTTTGTGAATTTCAACAATGCAGATTTTTTGAGTTCTCCTTGTTTGAACTGTATAGTCGATTTCTGTAATTGTGTAATTACGTATTCCATTGGACGAGTGAGTAGAAAGTTCTTCTCATCCTCCGTGATGAAGTAAAAATCAGTTATGAGGGAGGCACTCTTAATCGAACCTTCTGTGGTTTTTTCCCTGATCACCTGTCCATTTGACGGTATTGTGTATTTAAATGATACATCGTCATCTATGTCCCTGAATGTTATGCGAACTTCTACGAGTTGTTTCGTGAGTGCGCATACGGGAATTGCTAAACTCGGGTTCCTATGAAAATAGAAGGGGAGATTGACGTAGAACGTATTATAACTATCAGAGACAGTCAACGTCTCATTATGACCATTCATGAAATAGAGCGACCCACCCGAATCTGTGTCATCCTTATTACTATGTAACTGATCATACATGTAGATATAATCCCCAGTAAGTCTCTCGATGATCTGGCCACCTATCACCAGGTCGGCATACTTTATGATACTCTTACCTACTGGTATGTTGTAATACGGGATACTCCCCGCTTCAGGGGTGAGGTTCCCAAGTTTAACTTTTAGAATCATTCCCCGTATGAGATCACCGATATTAGTAGGTATACGACATTCTACAGAACTTCCAAACGAATTATCACCAGTGAATGGCATCTCCACTGATTCTGTAGAGAAGCGGGTATGTCTCTTGAACAATGTTACGAAATATGAGAACTGCGGTTCCCCGGTAAGCCACTGATCCTGGATACCCGTGACAGCAAGTTGTACGCGACCTGCCATTCTTATTACATGTGAGTAAAATTTTATGAAATAAAACGGGGCGGTATTATAGATGGATTTGCGATTAAGAAAATTTAATCCCGAGACAATGGCTGATGACAAAGTCCTCGTGTTTATTGGTAAACGTAATACAGGTAAGTCCACGCTCGTGACGGACATCCTGTGGCATAAAAAACATTTACCAGCAGGGATCGTACTGTCGGCGACTGAGGAAGGTAATCATTATTATCAGAAATATATCCCAGATCTATTCATCTACGGTGATTACGACAGAGAAGCTATAGAACGTGTTATGGAACGCCAGAGACGACTTGTAGGCGCTGGTAAAACAAACTGTGGTGCGTTTTTACTTTTGGATGATTGTATGTACGACAATAAATTCATGCGTGATACATGCATACGTCAATGTTTTATGAATGGTCGTCACTGGAAAATATTCTTCATGCTTACGATGCAATATTGTATGGATTTACCACCCGCTCTTCGCGCAAACGTTGACTATGTGTTTATTCTCAGGGAAAATATCATCCAGAATCGCGAAAAATTGTACAAATCGTTTTTCGGAATCTTTCCCACGTTTGACATGTTTAATAAGGTGATGGATACATGTACTGAAAACTACGAATGCTTAGTGCTAGATAACACCTCCAAATCAAATAGAATAGAGGACTGTGTTTTCTGGTACAAAGCGAAATTACATAAAAATTTTAAAGTAGGTGCTCCAGAATATTGGGCTGAACACAAAAAGTCGTTCAATCCTAAACGAAATGGAAATAAGATCGATCCCAAGAACGTGAAGGGGCGTTCTACTCAAATGAAAATTACAAAAACAAGATAATTTCTAGGTATAAAATAAGATGTCACAGGAGACACGGAAACGTAATAAACCCAATAGGTCGACGAATATCAACTTTAGCCCAGGACCAATGAAAGTTGTAAAAACTTCCAAGGTTGTAAGATCAATACCCCAATTACCACGAAATCTGGGCATGTCTTGCACAAGACCGGGGTATATCAGGTATATCGACGAATTGAGATCACGCCTAGACGGCGTACGTTATAAGGATAAGAGGATACGTGTAAGGTATTTAGAATATGACGATAGTATGAATAAAGGTATTGTTGTGAATACATCCGAACAGTTGTTAAATATGAAGCCTAAAATACAATTCAAGAATAACGGGACAACAGTACCCACTCTTAATGCGCCACCGGGAAGTATTCATTATTTTTTAATCAGTATCACTAAACGGAACAACCCGACTATGGGTCATGCGATTAATGTTCTAATGGATACTGGTAATCCAGAACCACGTATATGGGTGTTTGATCCACATGGACGTAATGCGATGAACAGGAATGGGTTCGGTAGTATATTACGAAACCGTATATTACCAAATATGAAAAAGATGTTCGGGAGCGTATTCGATAACACCATTACGAGATATTATACAGGCCCTAATTTACAGGCTAATAATACCCGTGGCGTATGTACAACATTTCACTTAGATTTCGCACAAGCAATTCCGGCACTGTTAAATGAAACTGTGAATATACAAAAATTCCGTGATCAAAATGTGAATATAGCCGGTCGTGTAGCGTTCTTAAATAAACCTACACTGTTTTCAAATGTAACTGGTAAACGTGTCACTAAAAAGAATACAAAAACACCACCTAAACTTACGATGACGATGGGTGTGACGACAAAGAAAAAAACGAGGAAAAAACGATAATACTTAAAATAGTTGTATATTGTACCAAAGGTAGTGTATGAGGGTTAATGTCCTGACACCTTCTATGGCTATAAAAAAGACACGCGTGAAATTATCTCGGCGAGTTGTCCAGGATTTAAAAGAAGTTAGTAAATTATCTTCTGTTAAACAGTGGGAGTATGCTGGAAATGTGAAATACATGGGTAATGATGTATTCAGTAAACCAAGTATAGTGACTTCTAAGAAACGGAATTGCGTTGATATTGATGACATTACAAAAGTCTGGTACTCTGAAATTTCATATCATACACACCCCGGAATAGGGTATAGTGAAGATGTTACTTGTCAGAGTACACCTATTTTCGCTACACTTCCTAGCAACGCTGATTTTGAAGCATACATAAAAGGGTTTCCGGAAATGCAGGTTAATATCATATGCGACACGCATGGATATTATGTCATTGACATCCTACAATCCGCATATGATTTTGCACTACCTTTACCTGCATCCATCAACCTGTACATGAGAAATCTTCGTTCTACACCTTTCATGCGTATATGCGTGTTCTCTGATGACGGTCTCGAGTATTTTCAAACGACTATGAAAAATTGGAAACGACAAATAAATGAAAATGTTAACAAAGATCTAATGAATTTGTATGGGGTATCGATTATGTACTATACGTACGAAGAAGAACCTCCGGAAATCACCTTATATCAGGGTATAGACGTAGCATAGAATCTTCTAATTCATCCACCTCATCCCATGCGATATGACACGCAATGGATGTTTCATCTTTATCACATATCTCATGAGCTTCTTGTACCGCTTCTTTAAAGCGTAGACGAAGTCTCGTATTATCCGGTATTCTTGATGGTGTCGATGTAGGCGTATTTTTGTAAATGTGATTGAGTACATTTTCGCGTGTCTTAGCTAATCGCTGTTTATAATAATCTTGTGGTGTGTGACAAATACATAACATCCTCGTATACTGTATAAAGAGAATAATATCTTTAAACAATATATGAACATGTTTTCATGTTTCTCAAAGCGGGTATTATCAGGAATCGATGATTCGTTTCCTGTTTTTAGTTTGAATAACTATGAAGGGTACGCAAAAATTACAAGTGTTTACGACGGAGACACTTTTAGAGCTGCTATCATTAAGCACGGGCGCGTGCTTAAATTCACTTTTCGAACACTCGGATACGATTCACCGGAGATGAAACCTGTATTATCTATGTCACGTCGAAATGACCACGTATATGTAGCAAAACTCGCACGCGATACGTTCAAACAAGAATGTGGCTTTGACGACCGCGCACCCTTCGAACGATGGAACCCGTTTTTATGTAGAAATAAGGTAAATGGTTTGGTTTGGATAAAATGCGGTAAAAACGATAAATACGGACGAACTCTAGTTACGGTATATAGGCATAAAGGAGATACAATGTCGGTAAATGAAAAGATGCTCTCATCTGGGCTTGTAAATGCTTATGATGGTCGCACAAAACCTAAATTTCATATCCGAATATAAAGAATTGTGTATATACAACTGTATAAGATGTCTACCTACAACGTCGAACCTTGTACTTTCATTTACCGCATCTCCTCTCTCGAAAAGGTCGTAGATGGCGATACCATTGATGTTGCCATTGATCTTGGCTTTGATGTATGTACGAAACAGCGCGTTCGTCTCTTGGGTATTGATACACCCGAGTCGCGCACATCGGATAAGGAGGAGAAGAAGTTTGGTCTCCTCTCGAAGAAGAAGTTGAAGGAGTGGTGTTTGAAGGCTGTCGCGTCTGAGAAGGATGATATTGAAATCGAGCTCAGATGCCCAGAGGCGGACTCGAGAGGTAAGTTTGGTCGCGTCCTCGGAGAAGTTTGGGTCTCCGAGGATGGTGTATGGACGAATGTAAACAAGTGGCTATGCGATGAAGGGTATGCCGTACCTTACAATGCTCAGAATAAGGCGGAAGTAGAGGGTCTTCACATGATCAACCGTAAGAAGTTAGTTGATCGAGGTGAGATCGAAGTGTAATTTTTTCTAATACTATATAAATGATAGGCAAACTACTGATACTACTCATCATGAGTATATTTATGGCCGCGGCCATTCTATTTTTTACAGAACCGAAAAGTGAATTCCATGCGAAAGCTAAATTTTTCATGTCTGTTAAACTATTTGAACTTCAGAAGATGATTAATCCCGATGCGAAGATGGATTAGTATATTAAAGAATTACAACATAGTAAATACACTAGACAGTTAAGCTAAGATGCCCGAGTTGGTCTAAGGGGTGCGACTTAAGATCGCCTGTGCTTTGCACGCGTGGGTTCGAACCCCACTCTTAGCAGTCGCTCCTATGGTGTAGTTGGTCAACACTGTGGACTTTGAATCCACCACCCCAAGTTCAAGTCTTGGTGGGAGCTTACCCTTCCTTAGCTCAGTTGGTAGAGCAGTGGACTGTAGTTCCATTTGTCACCTGTTCGAATCAGGTAGGAAGGATCCGCCCCTGTAGCTCAGTTGGTAGAGCGCTAGCTTTGTAAGCTAGTGGTCGCAGGTTCGAATCCTGTCGGGGGCATCATCTTTGTAGTATACGACATACATCGTATACTACGCAGATATGAAATCAGGTACTTTTGTCTTATACCGTGCGAATGCACTTTTTTCAGCCACGTAATATTTACGATACGCCTCGGTCACGTCAGGTGTCCTATAACTCTCAGGCATGCATTCAGGAATACCTTGAATTGAATAATACGCCGTTTCACTCACGTGTTGATCAAAATGAGAAGGGGTATTATCACGTAACCAAATGAGGTGATGTTCACAAGTATGCACTTTTCCAAATCGTCTAGTATACTCTTTCGCGAGTTCGAGACCGATTTCACACGCATACATATAATTTTGAAGACTTGAAGAAATCCACATTGTCATGGGATGTTTCTTATGCGCAGCTTTGTATCCGCGCTGTGATCCATTCTTAGTGTACGGGGCGTTTTCTCGTACATACTCTTCTTGGTCGGCATAAAACCATGCCGTGTATAGCATTTGGCATATTTCGAGTTGGATCTTGATCACATGCTGATCGCAAGAGAGTTCCGCAATTTCTCTTGGGATCAGGGATAGAAAAAAGATGTTCATCTTAAAAATAGTGACGTCATCATCCGACTTAAGCCTCCTCTGAAGTGATCGAGAGTAAATTAATGATATCTGTAAAGTAATCTAGAGACGCATTTACAAAATCTCCACCATAATTTCTCTGTAATATCTTGTTCGTGTCGTAGACTATGAATAACGCGAAGATAAGAGTGGCGATCTTCGTATACTTTTTCTTACCCGGAGAAAGAAGTCGCGCGAAAATGAGTGCAATCAGCGAAAATATGAGAACGATACCAAGTGTTGATAAATCGTAACCGAGCTTGACTGTAGCGATACCGGCGAACAACATGGCTATAAAAATGGCGATCGTTTCAAGTAAAGCCTCTTTCATGTCCTTAATCTTATGCATGAGCATACCCGTAGTAAACGACATCAGGGTAAACAGGGT